CTCTTCAGCCTTGGAGCTTTTGTTTCGAATGTTCAGGTTGCCAAACACAATGCGGCCTTGGTGGGTAGGTCCCATGATGTCGTAACGCATCTTGATGTACTGGCCGGTGCCGTCTTTGGTGGCTGCGATTTCAGCCTTGCTGATCTTTGCGGTGTACCAGCCGTCAGGCAGCAATTCAAAGTTGCTGGTGCCCTGTGGCAGGTCGTCTACGTTGAAAGTTTCGTCAAAGCGGCTCATTTCGTTTCCTTTGGTTCGATTTTGAAAGATGGACGGCCAGGCTTGGCCGTGATTGCACCGGCGAGAGGCCGTGTGATAGATTCGTCAGCGTGTTTCCACACTGACATGTTGATGTCTGGTTTCCATTTGAACAGGCTGCCCAAGTGCTCAGTCAGACCGGCCTCAGCAGCAAGCTCAACCAGCTTGTCAGCGTCAACTTTGCGATCAATCCGGCCCGTCACCTTGACGATGTATTCATCGGCCTCAATCGTCTTTGTGCCGTCCAGATCGTCAGGCAGTTTGGCAGATGCCTTGATCTGGTCCTCGACATGGCGGCGGGCAGATTGTGCGCGCTCTTCGGCTTGCTTCCAGTGCAGCCAATCTGCGTAGAGGTGTTTCATACCACCCCCCCAATCTTAGAAATAATCGCACCCAGATCAGGCGCTTCCCATGCCGATAACTTGCCGCTACGGTCTTTCGCTTGCCATAGCCCATCGCTATCGCACATCAAAGCACGCTGGGCAATCCCATCGGCATCTTTTTCGACGCGCAAAGCCATCACAAGATCGAAAAAATAAGGAAGCGACTGGCCTGTTTTGTTGCCAGGTGCGGAAGGGGCGTACAGCATCCTGCCCTGTTCGTCTTGCGACTTTTCGAGCTTGGCGCTCATGTAAACATGACGGCCAGGCAGGTCACGGAAGGCTCGGATAATGTCTGCCATTTGTTCCTGCATCGCACCGTAGGCGGCTCGGGGGTCTTTGTTGACCTTCTTCTCATGGTTCAGGCAGACCTCAGCAATCTCGCTGATACTGTCCAGCGCCACCGACTGAAAGCCCTTGGCGTCCTCGCTCTCGGTCAGCCATTGGTACGCCTCGCGCAAGTCATCCATACTGGAAATTTCCAGGTAAGGAAGGTTGGCGTCCTGAATGGACAACAGACCGCCCTCGGCGGACAATACGATGGGGTTTGGCAGCGTCTTGATGAGGCTGGTTTTTCCAGCTCCAGCTTGACCGTAAACCAAAACCTTCACTCCACCAGCAGACAAGCTGCCAGTTGTCTTTACGTTGATTGCCATCTTGGCATCTCCTATGTTGCACCGCAGTCGGCCAATCCTGTCGCGGTGTGGTTGCCAGTATATCCGCTGTGGTGTACGATTGCAACACCTCAACAGCAAAAAAATACACCATGCTCACACTTGACCAGATCAAAGCGGCCCTAAGTGACCGCCGCATCAAGATGGTGGCTCAGGCCACTGGACTACATAACAACACCATCCGGGACATTCGGGACAACCCGAAGGCGAACCCGTCTTACCGGGTGATGAAGGCTCTGTCGGACTATCTGGAAGTGGTTGAAAAAGCATGACAGAGTACAACTACACAGAGCCAAAGTTTGAAAACATCCCGATTGAACTGCGATCCATCCCGCGCTGGGTGACGTGGAAAGCAGAGGGCGCGCCAGGCGAAAAGCCGCGCAAGATTCCATACGCCCCAGACTGTCCAAACACCAAGGCCAGCAGCACAGACCCGTACACATGGGGGACTTTCGATCAGGCTGAGTCTTCTTTTTATGATGGCGACAGAACCGGCATCGGATTTGTCCTAAACAATGACGGCATTGTCGGTGTTGATATTGACCACTGCATCAACGCTGGCGAGGTGTCGCAAGATGCCCTGCGCGTGCTTGAGTGGCTGGGTGCATCGTATGTCGAGGTATCGCCATCGGGTACCGGCCTGCGTGCTTTTGGATACGCACCGCCTCTTGAGCGTGGGTGCAAGGGAAAGATTCACGGTCTTGATGTTGAGCTTTACTCAACAGGCCGATACCTGACACTGACAGGGCAAGTCGTAAAGCAGTCTGGCAGCTTGTCAAAGCTGGATCATTTTGAACAGCTGGCGCAAGAACTGCGCGGCGCTGGGCGTGATGTCATCAATCCTGAGACAGGAGAGGTTGAGCGATCAAAGCCGCACGACAGGCATGCGGAGCTTATTCGCATGGTGCTCACTGGCGAGGTGCTTCACGACAGCTTGCGCGATCTTGCGGCCTCCCTTATCTCAAACGGCATGCGTGCTGGCGCGGCTGTTTCCCAGCTTCGCGCACTCATGAAAGCTGGCGGCGGCAACCAGGATGACAGGTGGAGGGCGCGCTACAACCAGATCCCCGCACTAGTCAGGTCGGCTGAAGAAAAATTCAAGCCTGAGCCTGAAATTGATTTGATGATGGACAACATCAGCGGAGATGAAATCACCAAGCTCTTGGACGTTGTATGGGCAAGCGACCTGCCGGAAGAGTACACATCACCGGATGAGCTTGTGCAAGGCGTGGTGACATGCGGATCATCCAGCGTGGTTTATGGCGACTCAAACAGCGGTAAGACGTTTTTTGTGCTCGACATGTGCTGTGCAGTTGCACGGGGGGTTGAGTGGATGGGCCGCAAGACTGAGCCCGGTCTTGTGGTGTACCTTGCAACAGAAGCGCCGTCATCCATCATGTCCCGTGTTCAGGCTTATCAAAGGCACCATGGATGCATTGTTGAGAACCTTGCCATCGTCAGGGTGCCGCTGAACTTTTACGAGAGCAGTGGTGATGCTGCAAACGTCATCCGGCTTATTCAGCACGTTGAAAAAGAGCGCGGTATCAAAGCGCGCCTGATCGTGGGCGACACGCTGGCCAGGATGAGCGCAGGCGCGAACGAGAACAGCGGCGAGGACATGGGGCCAGTCATGGCTAGGTTTGAGCGTGTCAGCAAAGAGACGGGCGCACACATGATGACCATTCACCACAACGGCAAAGACGCGGCCAAAGGTTCACGCGGATGGTCAGGTATTCGGGCGCACATTGATACAGAAATTGAGCTTGAAGATAAAAAAGACACGCGAGTTGCAACTATTACAAAGCAGCGTGAATTGCCAGGTAAGGGTACTGAGATTTTCTTCAAATTGGAAATTGTCGTAATGGGCAAAACCAAATGGGGAGAGGATGCGACAACTTGCGTTGTTGTTCGGGATGATTCAGACCGACAGGAATACGCATCAAAAGAATCTGATTCATTGGCTGGATATAGGCGGCATTTTGAAAATGCTGTTCGCGGCTTTGGTCGATTTGATACCCGTCTGGATAGGTTTTTCGTCAACACGGAAGCATGGGCAGACTACAGCAAGACGCACGCCCACGCATCCGAGCAGGCCCGTAGAACGTACCTCAGCAAGGCTAAAAAAGAGCTTGTAAGGGCTGGATACATCGAGGAAGTTCACAACGGCTATGCCGCCACAGACCATGAGGCTCTTTCTGGCGCATTCACCGGACTGCCTAAATATTGAGCAAATAACGTTACTTGGCGTTACCAGAGCGTTACCGGTAACGTTGGTAACACTAGCGTTACCGGCGTTACCAGAGCGTTACCGGTAACGCGGATTTGGTGTTACCGGTGTTACCAACTAACTATAGTTGGTAACACGGTACCTCCTCTGCAAAAAAGTCACGTTTTTTGGGTGAGTGTTACCGGGCATGTTTTTACGGGTTTACCATAATGTCACATTTTCACAACACATCAAAAAAAAGATCAGGCCAGGCTAACGGGCTTGGTAAAATCAGGGCACTGCTTGGCGGCAGTATGAGTAAGCCCCTGAAGGCAGTCTGCACCGACTCGGTGTCCGCCAACATGTCGCAAGGCATGAGACTGCCCTCAAGGGCTTTTTGTTTTTTGGAGTTCAAATGAGTAACGTGCAAACCCAATTCAATAAAGTTAATCCATTTACCGGTGAAAAGGTGGAAAAGATTTCCAAGATCGCAAAAGCTAAATATGTCCCAGCTGAAAAGCTGGTAATTGCATCTGACCCATTGCCAGAAGGCAGGGCAAAAGTCACCAACAAATACCAAGAGGTATTTGATAAATTGGAATATGGGCAATGCGTGATTTGCGAGCCTGATGATGTGATTCGGGTTTCAAAAGCCATGCGGGTATGGATGGACAAGAATTACATGAAGGGCCAGGTACGCAGCGCCAAGCATTACGAGAAGGATGGCAAGGGCCGCGTGTGGCTCATGGCTGAAAACACGGTACAATGAAACACCTCCTAGCGGCGACTCTCCCACCGCGTTGACCGCCGAGCCGGGGCGGTGGTAAGGATGGACCCCGGCACTTTTTCAACAAAAAGGACAAGCATGAGCGCACTAAATACCCAGGTGGCAGGCAGTCACTACAAAACCCTCAAGATCCAGCCAGTGGAGTACATCCACGCGAATGGCATCGGATACGCAGAAGGCAACGTCATAAAATATTTGACCCGATGGAAAGACAAAGGCGGCATCGATGACCTGGAAAAGGCGAAGCACTACATCGAGCTGCTGATAGAACTGGAAACGCGCAATGCCTGACAACAAACAAGTGCCACCTGTTACAAAGCGAAAGCCCCCCGCTGCTGGAATGGGAAGGCGCAAGGGATCCACCAACAAGCTCACGAAAAGCGTCAAGGAGGCCATCGAAGCCGCTTTCCAAGGGGTAGGTGGCCCTGAGTACCTGATGAGGCAAGCGGAAGAGAATCCGCAAGCCTTCATGACGTTGCTGGGTAAGATCATTCCGAACCAGATTCAAGCTGACGTCACCAGCGGTGGCAAGTCGATTGCAGACGTTCAAACGGCAGTCATTGCCGCGCTTGCAAGGAAGCATGACACCTGACCAGATCGCGCACCTACGGTCTGACCTGCTGGCCTATGCTCAGTACATGTTCAAGGCCCGTAAGGGCGCAGAGCTTAAGCACAACGGGCATCAAGACCTGATCTGTACGGCGCTTGAGCGTGTCGTTTTGGGCCGCACTAAGCGGCTAATCATCAACGTGCCTCCCAGGTCGGGAAAGACTGAACTGGCCGTCATCAACTTCATAGCCTGGTGCATGGGGAACTTTCCCGACGCGGAGTTCATTCACGCCAGCTATTCCAAGCGCCTAGCCACAAACAACACCTTCAACGCCCGCGCCATCCTGCAGCACGAGGCGCACGCAGCTGTATTCGGGCCTCCTAGCATTCGGCACGACTCAAACGCAAAGGATGAGTTTCGCACCGAGGAAGGTGGAGTGGTGTACGCCACCGGCAACGAGGGCACGATTACGGGCTACGGCGCTGGCAAGATGCGGGCCATGTTTGGCGGGGCAATCATCATTGATGATCCGCACAAGGCTGGTGAGGGCAACAGCGACACCATGCGGGCCAATGTGCTGGATTGGTTCAGCACGACCATGGAGAGCCGCAAAAACAGCCCCGACACACCGATCATCGTCATCATGCAGCGATTGCACGAAGATGACCTATCGGGGTACTTGCTCAAAGGTGGCAATGGTGAAAAATGGGAGCATCTTTGCATCCCAGCTGTCAACGAGGCCGGAGAATCATTTTGGCCTGAGCAGTTCCCCATTGAAGACCTCAAGCGGCTGGAGGCAACCAACGTTTATCGCTATGCTGGGCAGTATCAGCAGCGTCCAGCGCCAAAAGGAGGCGGAATATTCAAGGATGAATGGTGGAGGTACTACAAAGCGCTTCCGGCGCTTGAGCATCGCACCATCTATGCCGATACGGCGCAGAAAACCAAAGAGTCAAATGACTACAGCGTTTTCCAGTGCTGGGGGAAGACAAAAGACTGTCAAGCGGCGCTGATAGATCAGATCCGTGGCAAGTGGGAGGCTCCTGAACTCTTGACGCAGGCCCGTGCTTTTTGGGCAAAGCACAAAGCCAGCACAAACCCGGCCAGGCTTAGGGCAATGAAGATAGAGGACAAGGCCAGCGGCACCGGCTTGATTCAGACGCTCAAGCGTGAAGGTGTGCCGATCATTGCTGTGCAACGAAACATTGACAAAGTGACCCGCGCCATGGACGTGGTGCCAATGATTCAATCGGGTAATGTCCTGTTGCCAGAAGATGCGCCATGGCTATCTGATTACTTGTCAGAGGCGAGCGTTTTCCCTAATGGTGCGCACGATGACCAGCTGGACCCGACAATGGACGCCATCGGGGATATGCTCCTTCCGGCTATGAAAACCGACATCGTTATGGATTTCTTCTAACTTGGCGTAAAATGTCGCATCTTCTGGAGGCCCTATGCCCGCAATTGACAAGCAAGCCCAACGCGGCGACACCACGGACTTCCCGGCCAAGAGCCTGCGAGCCGTCACCCCTCACGACACCAACGAACTCGAATACGTCGCCAAGGCGCTGTTTATCGGTACCGGAGGCACGCTGTCACTGATTGCCCAGGAAGACACCGCAGCCGTGACGTTGGCAAACGTGGCAGCTGGCCAGATTGTCCCAGTGCGCGCAAAGATCGTCCGAGCCACTGGAACCACGGCAACGGGCATTGTCGCCCTGATCTGACATGACGGCACCCATCATCAAGCTCTCGCAGCTATCGGCTGCCAGCGCACTGACAGGCACCGAGGCTGTTCCCGTGGTGCAGGGCGGTGTGACGAAAAAGACCACGACCGCCCAACTGATCCCGATCCCTGTCACGAAGTTTGTTTTTGACACGGCAAACGACATCCAGCCTGGTGAAGGTGAGATGGCATGGAATGCTGACGACAAGACG